AATAAATTAAAAGATCAAAAAGAATTAAGAGGTTTAATCATGGCTCAGGCTGATATATTTCCTCCACCTATTAAAGCAATGGATTTTCATGCAATGATAAATGCTTTATTGGATACACAAGATACAGTGCAGCCGGCTCCAGGGACCAGACCAATGGAGATATTAAAAAAATTAATTAAGGAGCATATCAACGGGCCTCAGGCTACAACACATAATTCTTTTTTAAGTGGTAATGTATTGAAAGATGAAACCTATGCATATTTTGTATATGATGATTTTTACAATTTTTTGAAAGAAAATGAATGGAAGAAAGATGCATCTAGAACTTCTTACATGATAGAAAAAATGTTTGAGAATGAAAAGGATCATTTACCTAAACCAGAATTTGGTAAAAAGAAAAGGTTTCCAGGTAAAAATAAAAAAACAGATAAACCAAATCCAGGTGTTAATGGATGTGCATTTATACCTTTGTATTTATTTAAAGAAGAAGAAATGGAAGTAGAAGAGATTATAGAAATAGAAAATGAGGATGATATCGTATAATGATTTATAAATACTATGGTCCTCCAGGTACAGGTAAAACATATAAACTTATTAGTAGAGCTAAAGCATATGTTAGAACAGGTGTGCCATTAGATAAGATTGCATACTTTGCTTTTACGAAAAAAGCTGCAGAAGAAGCTAGAGAAAGAATGCCAGCAGAAAATAAAGACTTATATTATTTTAGAACTATTCATTCATTTGCTTTTGATCAATTAGATTTAAATACTAAAAAAGTAATGCAAGGTAGTGATTATGAAAAGATAGGTAAAAAATTAAATTTAAGAGTTAAGTACTATGATAAATATAATAAAGAAGAAATATTTTATTTAAATAGTGATAGTCCATATTTTCAAATAATAGGAAAAGCAATTAATAGAGACGTAACTATCAGAGAAGAGTATGATAGAAACGAACATAACTCTAAAGAAATCAAATGGCATATATTAAAAAACATAGATGATAATTTAAAAAATTATAAGACTGTTAAAAAGAAACTAGACTTTAATGATATGATTAATCAATTATTATTAAAAGAAGATCTACCTAGATTTAAAGCAATATTCATAGATGAAGCTCAAGATTTATCACCACTACAATGGAAATTATTTGATAAATTAAAACAATATACGGATGATATTTATCTAGCAGGTGATGATGATCAGGCTATTTTTGCCTGGGCTGGAGCAGATGTTGATAGATTCATATCTGAAAAAGCAGATAAAGAAAAAGTATTGAAGTATTCAAAAAGAATATCAAGAGCAGTTCAGGAACAATCAGTTATACCTCTAACTAATATAATTGGTTTAAGAAAACTAAAACAATATTATCCAAGGGACTATGAAGGTGAATGTCTAAAAATAAATAACCTAGATCAAATAGATCTGACAGAGGGTAATTGGTTGATATTAACTAGAACTATTTCAAGATTAATAAAAATGACAAAAGAACTAAGAAAAAGAAATTTATATTATTACACTAATAAGGGTAAAAGTTTTATAGTTAGATTATATAATGCATCAGTTAATTATAACTCATGGTGTAGAGGAATTGAATTAGATCAAAAAGAAGTAAAAGATGTAGAAGAATATACTGGTGTTAAACAAGATAAATGGGACAATACAGTAGATTGGTTTGATGCTTTCAAAGAAGCAAACTTATCAGAGAAAGAGTATATAAAAAATATGTTAGATAATGGAGAAGATTTAGATGATAGAGCACGTATTAAAGTATCTACTATTCATGCAGCTAAGGGAGGAGAAGAAGACAGTGTAATTCTTTGTTTAGATATTGGAGATAAAATTAAAAAAGCAATTAAAAAGAGTCAAGCAAAACATGATGAAGAACATAGAGTTTGGTACGTTGGAGGAACACGTGCAAGAAATAATTTATATAAATTAAAAGCAAGAATAAAAAGAAATGAATATAAACATATTTAAGAATTTATATACTAATGTATATAAACCGATCGGGAGAGAGAAGCCCTTTAATGGTGGGTGGCAGCATCATGCTTTAACGAGCGACGTTGGTTCGATTTCTCTAACTCCCTATTTATTCATGGTCGTTAAACCAACAACTGTCACATTAAACTGAAAGGAAAACTATGACACACAAAGATGACTTGGAAAATGCATTTCCACAAGATAAACAAATTGGAGGATCTCACTATAAAGATTTTCCCATTCAACCTTATGAATTTATTTCAAAAAATAACTTATCATTTTTTCAAGGTAACGTTGTGAAATACGTTTGTAGATACTTGAATAAAAATGGAATACAAGATATAGAGAAGATAATTCATTACTGTGAATTAGAAATTAAAAAGATGAAAGACATGAAGAGGAAAAAATAATGTTAATGCCAACTACAGAATGGGTAGCACCTACAGAGTTTCCTGATTTAAGAAAAGCAGATGAGATTGCAATTGACCTGGAGACAAGAGATCCAGATTTAAAGAAACTGGGTTCAGGGGCCATAAGTGGTAATGGTGAAGTTGTAGGTATAGCTGTAGCTGTAGATGGTTATAAAAATTATTTTCCTATAGCACATGGTGAAGGTCCTAACATGCCTAGAGATCAAGTATTAAGATGGTTTAAAGATGTATGTGAATCACCTGCTACAAAAATATTTCATAATGCAATGTATGACGTATGTTGGATTAGAAATTTAGGTATTAAAATAAATGGTTTAATTATTGATACCATGGTTGCAGCATCATTAATTGATGAGAATAGATTTTCTTTTACATTAAACTCTCTATCTTGGGTATATTTAAGTAAAGGTAAGAATGAAACACTACTTACTAAAGCAGCTAAAGAAAGAGGTTTAGATCCAAAAGCAGAAATGTGGAAAATGCCTGCAAGTGAAGTAGGAGCATACGCAGAAGAAGATGCAGCTCTAACTTTAGAGCTTTGGCATTTGTTTAAAAAAATAATTATAGAAGAAGATTTACAAAATGTATTTAATCTTGAGACTGATCTTTTTCCTTGTTTAGTTGATATGCGCCACCTAGGTGTTCGGGTAGATATCGAGAAAGCCAATCAATTGAAAACAGCACTGGCAGTAAAAGAAGAAAACTTATTACAACAAATAAAAATAGAATCAGGAGTAGACACTCAGATATGGGCTGCAAGATCGATTGCAGAAGTTTTTGACAAACTGAAGCTACCTTATAGCCGTACTGAAAAGACAAACTCTCCTTCATTTACTAAAAATTTTATTTCTACTCATAAACATCCTGTCGTTAATATGATAGCAGAAGCTAGAAAAATAAACAAGGTTAGAACAACATTCATTGATACAATTTTAAAACATGAACACAAAGGCAGAATCCATGCAGATATAAATCAAATTAGATCTGATGATGGTGGAACTGTTACAGGACGATTTAGTTATTCTAATCCTAATCTACAACAGATTCCAGCGAGAGATCCAGATACTGGTCCATTAATAAGATCATTGTTTATTCCAGAAGAAGGTTGTAAGTGGGGAACATTTGACTACTCACAACAAGAACCAAGATTAGTTGCACACTATGCATTAAGATTTGAATATGATTCAGCTCAAGTTATTGCAGACTCATATGAAAATGATCCATCAACTGACTTTCATCAAATTGTTGCAGACATGGCTGAAATTGAAAGAAAAGAAGCTAAAACAATTAATTTAGGTTTATTTTATGGAATGGGTAAAGCTAAACTTCAGAATGAATTATCTGTATCAAAAGAAAAAGCAGATGAATTATTTAATACTTATCATGCAAGAGTTCCATTTGTAAAAGAATTAATGAGTGGAGTTATGGACGTTGCACAACAAAAAGGTAGAATAAAAACATTACTAGGTAGACGTTGTAGATTTCCTAAGTACGAACCAATACTTAGAGGAAGTGATTGGGGTACATTTGTACCTGCAGCAGATCATGACAGAATGAAAGAGTTAAAAGAAATGGGACCATATTTATTAGATGAAAATGGTGATCAAGAAAAAGATGTTGATGGTAAACCTAAGAAAAACTATTGGTATAAAAATGGACATAGAAGAGCATTTACATACAAAGCATTAAATAAATTAATTCAAGGTAGTGCAGCAGATATGACTAAGAAAGCAATGGTTGATTTATATAAAGAAGGTTTAATAGGTCATATACAAATACATGATGAATTAGATTTTTCTATTGAATC